CGGCTTGCCGCCTGGTGCTGCAGCGGGTGCCGCTGCCGGCGTCGGCGGTTTGGCGGTTGCAAACGGGTCGGCCTTTGCGTCGCGCTTGGCCAAGGCCTCGAGCGAATAATTCTGCTGCTGCAGGTACGGCGTGTCGCCGCCCTTCACGGGCGGCAGGTTTAATTTTTGCCGGCCTTCGTTCGGTGCCAGAATTCCGTTTTTCACGCCGTCGCCATAAGTCTTGTATTGCGTGGCGGTGTCCATTTTCAAAAGATCGTCGAGCGCAAACTCGGTGCCGTAGCCGGCCGACTCCAGCCCGAGACCGTCGTCGAGCAAACCCTCGATTGCTTCCATGAGGGTCTGCAGACATTGCGAATAATATTGCGAGTTGAGGGCTTCGACGTTGTTGTATTTCGGCGGCGTCGACGCGCCGACCATGTAGGGCGGCACATGGAACACACTGCAGACAGTTTCCGAAGTCCACTGCAGTTGATTGATCAGCTGGCTGTCGACCGCGTTCACGGTCATGCCTTCGTATTTGAGGCCGTCGCCCAGCACCGCGACTTTGCCGGAATTCGCGCCGGTGTAGTTTTGCTCCCAATGTTCTTTCAGTCGTTTGGCGGTATCGTCGGAGATCGTGCCTGGCGCGCTCAGAATGCCGCCAGGGCGCGAGCCATTCTGGAAAAACATGGCCGAGTTATTCTGAATATTGAGGCCCTGCGTGGCCGCCAGGCCGCAAGCCGTGATCGGAGAAACGCCGACCAGCGGGTGGTAAAACGGGATCATGACGTCGTGAATGATTTCCGACGCCGGGATTGTCACCGCGCCGCGCGTCACTTCGGTGGTGTCGACGCCGCCGGCCGAGGTTTGAATGCCGGCCAGCCAGTTGGTCGAAAGCTGGTAATAGACCGATCCGTCCGGTGCAATCAGCACCCGCGTCATGAGCGGGTCGAGGACGTACATGCTGGTGACGACGTTGCGGTTGTCGCGCTCTTTTAAAATATACGCATTACCGTGCAGCAGTTTCGAGGTCACCCATTGTTCAATAAATTTTTGGCGAATTTGATAATGGTTCGGCTTGGAGAGGACCGGCGAAAATGCCGGCACGTCCACGTCTTCCCACACTTCGGTATCTTCATTTTCAGAAACGAGGTTCAAACACAGCTTGCCGATATCGGACGCGATCAAGGTCACGCACGCATAGACCGTCGAGAACGTCAAAACATTGTCGAAACGAATTTCAACGTTGCGCTGCCATGCACCCGGAAAACTTTCGCGAATGATATTGAACCAGCCGCTACCGCCTGGCGTCACTTGTCCCCAGCCGCTCGGCGGCAGCGTCGGGCCTACCGGCGCTTTGGTGACCTGGATTTCGTAACCAAACACCCGCACGCGGCTAATCCTCGGCCCGCATGTCGCGCCGCTTATATTTTCGTTTCAGTGGCTTCGGCGGCACCAGCGGCGCGGCGGTCTGCGTCGACATGGGTTGCTGCGGCGATTTCGGTGTGGCCGGCGGCGGCGGATCCTCCGCTTGCAACGCCCGCGGCTGCAATGTTGGCGGTTGCAGCGGCGCGGGAGCTGCCGGCGGAAGATCCTCCGGACGCGCCCGACCAATGCCGGCCAGGATCATGGCGTCCTGGTCCGACGCCTCGAAGGCGTCGCCAGGGTAATGCGTCTTGCCGGCATAATAGACCTCGACCAACGCCACGACCTTTTTCATGGATGAATGCCCAGCAGTGGCAGCCCGAAGATCAGTGCGACCGCCTGATAGAGGACGATCAGCGCCACGATTATCAGGTAAACTTTTTTGACTTGTTCGGGGACGGTGACGCTCAACCAACTCAAAATCCAAACGATCACCAAGCCGACCAGCACCAGCACGGCCGCAGTAATCGCAATGTTCAACAGACCGAGCAAAATGCGTTCCATGATTTTTCTCCTGTCTGATTGTTGTGTTTGAAAACGGGAGCCGTCTCACCGGAGGGCTTCCGGCAACGGCTCCCGCCCCCAATTCGGTTAAACCCGGGAACAACCCAACCTTGCGTAAGAGCTGAGCGGCTTTGGCTTAACCGGAATACTTTCCGTTACTGATATACGCGACGGCGCCGGGCCGGCGTTTCTGCCAGTTGATCCAGCGTTCGGCGCGCAGGCCGGTCATGTTCATTTGCCACAACGAGACCAGCGTCGTGCTTGAAGTCGGCGGCGCGTCAGGTGCCGAGTCCATTTGTACGCTTGCCTGATTGCTGGCGTCGATCACGGTCTGGCCGTCGTCGGCCAGCATGATTTCGGACGCCTTGGCAAAAATGATCGGCGTGCCGTCTGACGGAGATCCGCCGACGCCGGGAACGTTTTCCGACGCCACGACCGGATAACCCAACAGCGTGCCGCCGTCCGCACCAATCGACGGGTAGATATATTGCCCGAGCGGATTGGTCATGAGCGAGATCGACAAGGCTTGCTGCTGCGTCATGATAAACACGCCGCTCGAGGTCGAAAGATTTGCGGCGAGGAAGGTGTTAAACAACGCCTTCATATCCGCCTTGAATGCGTCGGACGTTGTACCCGACGCCGTGATCGGCGTGACGCCGTTGGTGATCGAAGCCGGCGAAACGTTGGTCACTGCCGCAACGGCCGGGTCGACGAACTGCCGATCCAGGAATTGCGCCATACTGTCCACCATGTCGGTACGCACGACCGCCTCGGCTGACGGATTGGAGAAGCGCACCAGTTCGTCGGTCAACACCACAATGCCGGCGGCCTTGGCCCAGCGCAGTTGAATGGTCGTAAATGCCAACTGCGAAACGGGTTTGGGTTTTTGCTCACCGACCCAACCCATTGAGCTGCCGGCTGTCTGCGCTGGCATTTGGATATTGAACGGCACGCGCCGCAGGCCAGGAATGCGGCCAATGATCGTGGCCGGCCGCAACAGTTCGGCAAATTCCGAAGCCATGACGGTATAGACCACCAACGGGCCGGCATAAGTTGCGTCCGTTGTGAGGCCGGGATTTTGCGCCGCCTTCATCAGTTGCGGAATGTCATGCTCAAGCACGAGCGCGACTTCCGGCGTCTGATCCTTCCACTGTTTCGCGTAATTTTGCGCTTCCCAGCGGTTGCCCTTGGCATAGGCCATTGCCATTGCGAGGCGAATGAACGCGGTGCCTTTCGGCAAGTCCGCTTTTTTGACGCTGATCACGCCGGCATGCTGGCCACTGGCGGCCGCGCGTTCGGAGCCGGCGGCGAGTTCGTCGGCCGGTTTGGCTTTCGTCTTGTTTTGCTTTTCCAGTGCCGCCAGCCGCACCAAATGCTCGTCGATCTTTTTCACTTCGCCTTCGAGCGTGTCGTATTCCTCGCTCTCGGCGTCGTCGAGCGTAGAGCCGGCGTCGGCTGCCTTTTGCATCAGCTCGGCCATGCGGGCGGCCTTGGCGGCGCGCGTGGCTTCGAATGCGGAAATCTGTTCCGCGATAGTCTTCGGCATTGTCTTCACCTTTGATTTTCGCTTGCTGCCCGCGTCGCCGGGTTTGGGTCGGTCACTGTCCGCTGCTGTCATGCCGGACGCGGCCAGCAGCGGCAGGTCAATCGATTTGATTTGCGTAATGGTGGCGTCGGCATTCGCCGGAATTGTCACCAGCGACAACTCCATGACTTCCGTTTCGAGGAAGTGAATGCCGTCGGTCTTTTCGAGGAAGGCGTATTCCAGCGCCTTGAAGCCAATCGACACCGCGCGCACCAGGCCGAGCTTGACCGATTGCCAGGCCTCCTCGACGCGATCTTTCAGCGCGCCGGCTTCCTCGATCTGCGGCAAGTGCGCCTCGAACGCGATCCCGTCCTGGGTCGGCTTGGAGAATTTCACGGTGCCGACCGGCTTGTCAGATTTGTGCTGCCACAACAGCGGCATGGGATTGGTAAACTTGACGCCCAACGGCTCGACGATATCGCCCATGCGATCCGGCGTCGGTGTCGTGGCCATGCCGCGCAAAATGCGTTGCTCGGCGTCGACGGCTTTCACGGTCAACAGTGAATAAGCGCGGTTCATGGCGCTGCCTCTCGTGTTAGGTTGCGTTGGGTTCGTCGAGCAAAACAGGTGCGCGCATGGCGCAAATCCGTTGGAATACCAAAACCGTTCCTGACGGAACGCAGTACGGACAAGACTTGCGCGTGCTGGAATATTTCGACGGGACCGATTGGCAACAGGTGCCGGAGGTCGACAGCCGACCGCTGCCGCAGCCGCTCAATTCGGAGCCGCCCACACCGCACACGGCTGAGGAACCGGCTCCGCAAATTCCGGCAGCATGACCTCGCAAATCTGCGAATAGTGCACCAAGCGAAACCCGCGTTTTAAAAGCACCGGCTCGAACTCGGTGGTCTCGTCTGCGCTGCCGCGCCACACGAAAAATTTGCCGGTGTGGCGGGCAAAGTGATCGACCAGCGCCAAGAGCTCGCCGGCCGGCATGGCGCGGCGCAGCTTGTGGTAGACCGCCAGCATCAGCATAAAATCGTAATGCGCGTGGTAGTGGCGGCCGAATGCGTGTTTGACCGCTTCCGGCCCATGCGTCAGGTCGACGACCTCAAAGCGGGCGTCGACTGATCGAATGTCGGCAAACCACTCGTTAGCGGTGCGAATGGTTTCGGTGGACTTGTCGCAGCCGTGCACGACAGCAGCGCCAGCAAGTACAAAATCGTGACACACAGCGCCACGATTGCAGCCAATGTCGAAAACGGACTTGTCGCGGCCACGCGGTAAAAGATCAGCCAAACCGTCAAGACGATAAGCGCTGAAATTAATAACTCGACGCTGGACACCTTTATCGGTCCAATCGGCCGGCATTACACGAACAACATTTGATATTCTTTCGGCGCTTCGGTCGGCGCTTCGGCACATCCGGCAGCCATAGCGAGCGCCACCATGCCGTCAATGCGGCCGCGGCTTTTCGATTTGTCGAGCTTGCGATTGTCGGCCGGATCGCGCGTCACCACGCAATTTTGCGCGCACCACGCCAGCACCGGGTGGTTACCGTGCCGCAATTTTTGCTCGACGATCATGGTTTCCAGCACTTTGAGCGCGGGCGACATGGACTTGTAGCCCTGGCCGAACTCGACGAATTTTTCCTCGATCACCTTTTCCGACACGCCGACGCGGATCAGCCAGGCGCGCAAGTGGTGAAAATTCCAACGGTCGAAGGCGATTTTCTGAATGTTGTATTGCTCCAAAATCACCTTGAGCCAGACCGCGACAAATTCGTAACTGATCGTCTTGCCGGGCGTCGTTTCCAATTGCTTGGCCGCCGCCCATTCGTCGTACGGCACACGATCCAGCCGCGAGCGTTCGCGCAAACCTTCTTTTGGCAGCCAAAACGTCGGCAGCACGTTCCAGCAGCCGGCGTCGGCCTGGCCGATCAGCACCAGCGCGGTTAAGTCCCGCACCGCCGAGAGATCGAGGCCGCCGAAGACCGGCGCGGATCCGAAGGCCTGCGGCTTGGCTCCGCAGCGTTCCCATATTTCGCGCTCAATGAACGGATTGGAGGCTTCGACCCGCTGATTGAGAACCAAATTGCGGAAATCGGCTTCGCGTCCAGGCATGCGCCGCGCGTCTTCGGCCATTGCCAGCACTTCGGTCGGGTTTAGGAAATCCCCGAACGCCGGGTTAGCCAGCCGGATTGTC